AAAAATATGAAGCTGGCCTGAAAAAAAGCAGAGAGAATGTTGCAAAAAGAATTAAAGAAGGTAACGTTTCACCTCTTATGCCTAAAACTAAAAGCCAAATTAATTCAATGTTTAACAATGAAGGTTTTGGTTTATCAGCTAGAAAAGGTAAAATGATTAAAGCTAGCCAAGGTTACAATGCAAGACTTGATGAATCTTTAGGAATGAGAAATAAAAAGAAAACTCAATCATTCAAAGCTAGAAGAGATGAGTCTAAAGGTATGGAGAAAGCTATGGGTAAAGGAGCTTACTCTGGTGCATCGACTATGGCTAAAAAAGGTAAGATGATCAAAGCTCGAGGTGGTGTGATGGTCAGAACTAAGCTTAACGGAGATCTTTACACAGAGACATTCTAATGGCTGAAATCGATAAAGCATTAACTGTTGAGGAGACAACTCCAACAGAGACAGAAGAAGTATCTGTTGAGTTAGAAGAAGATACAGAGGGACGTAATGAATTTACTCCACTGAGGGAAGCAGCAGAAGTTTTTTATGAAAACATAGCTGAGACTCTTGATGAGAGAACTTTAAAGCGTATGGCCTCTACGCTTATCGATGATTATAAAAAAGATAAAGTTTCACGAAAAGATTGGGAGACATCTTATTCACAATCACTTGATCTATTAGGTTTCAAGTACATGGACGCAACTCGACCGTTTAGAGGAGCGTCCACCGTGACCCATCCACTTTTGGCAGAAGGTGTTACACAGTTTCAAGCACAAGCTTATAAAGAATTATTACCGGCTTCTGGTCCTGTAAGATGTAAAGTCTTAGGTGTAGAGGATGAAGCAACCACGAACCAAGCTTCACGGGTCCAGGATTATATGAACTACATGCTTATGGATAAAATGGAAGAGTATGTTCCAGAGTTTGATAGCATGTTATTTTATCTAGCTCTAGCAGGATCATCATTTAAAAAAGTTTACTACGATGAAATAATGCAAAGAGCTGTATCTAAATTTATTCCTGCTGAAGATATAGTTGTTCCTTACTATACAAATGATCTGACTGAGTGTGAAAGAATTACTCACATAATTAGAATGAGTGAGAATGAAGTTTTAAAAAAACAAGCAGCTGGTTTTTATAGAGATGTAGAACTAAAAGCTGTTCAACCAGATAGAACACAACTACAAAAGAAATATGAAGAGATAGAAGGTGTTTCACCTACTGGAGATTACAGAAATAATTATACTATTTTAGAAATGCATGTTGATCTTAATTTAGAAGATTTTGAAATAGAAGATCCAGGCAAAACAATTAAGGTTCCATATATAGTTACAATTGATGAAGGTTCACAAGAAGTTTTATCTATATATAGAAACTACGAACCAAATGATCCTATCAAGAAAAGAAAAGATTATTTTGTTCATTTTAAATTTTTACCTGGTCTTGGTTTTTATGGATTAGGTTTAACTCACATGATTGGTGGTTTATCTAAATCAGCAACACAAACTTTAAGACAATTAATAGATGCTGGTACTCTTGCGAATCTACCTGCTGGATTTAAATCTAGAGGTATTAGAATTAGAGATGACGAACAACCATATCAACCTGGTGAGTTTAGAGATGTTGATGCCCCTGGTGGTAACATCAAGGACCAATTTCAAATTCTCCCTTTTAAAGAGCCATCAGCTACATTATACCAACTACTAGGTTTTGTAGTCAACGCTGGACAAAAGTTTGCTGCAATAACAAACTTTGATACTGGTAATGATGCACAGAATAGAGCTGTGGGTTCTACTGTTGCAATGTTGGAACGTGGATCAAGAGTTATGAGTGCTATTCATAAAAGATGTTACAACTCTATGAAAAAAGAATTTAGATTATTATCAGATGTATTTAAAATTTATTTACCACCGATGTACCCGTACGCTGTCTTCGGTGCAGATAGAATGATTAAACAAACAGACTTCGATGACCGTGTAGATGTAATACCGGTAGCTGATCCAAACATTCATTCTTTAGCTCAAAGAGTTACACTAGCAAATGAAAATTTAAAAATAGCAATGAGTAATCCAATGCTACACAATATTAGAGAAGCATACAGAAGAGTTTATGAAGCTCTTGGTACACAGGACATTGATCAATTATTAATTCCTGAGCCAGCTCCAATGCCAAAAGATCCGGCAATTGAAAACATGGAAGCAATGAGTTTCAAACCTTTAAAGGCTTTTCCTGAACAAGATCACACAGCTCACATAAATGCACACAGAGCTTTTATGTCTACGAGAATGGTTCAAATAAATCCACAAGTATACACAGCTTTACAGGCTCATATTTCTGAGCATGTATCTTTAATGGCTCAAGGTGAAGTTGGAGCTTTAATTGCTAACGATCCAGTAATGCTTGCTAAAATGAAATCAGATCCGCAAGGAGCTAATACTCAAATCGCTGCAATGGTAGCTGCAAGAATTGGTGAGATTACTGTTGAGCTAGCTCAACAAGAAGCAGCTGGTGCTGGTAGAGATCCGTTAGTAGAATTAAAACAAAGAGAACTAGATTTAAAAGCTTTAGACTTACAAAGAAAAGCTGAGCAAGATATTGTTTCAAATGATATCCGAGAAGATGAAATCGCTGAGAGAATGGATATCGAGAAAATGAAATTAGAAAACAATGAAGATCAAGCAGCTGAAAGAATTAGGATTGCGGAAACTAAATTACAACAAACAAGAGATATAGCTGAGTCTAGATTAGAAGTTGAGAGAATGAAAAGAACAGCTGAAGACAGAAGAACAAAAGAACGAGGTAAGAAAAAATAATGCCTTTTAGATCAGAAAAACAAAGAAGATATATGTATGCTAACGAACCTGAGATAGCAAAGAAGTGGTCTAAAAAGTATGGAAATAAAATAAAAAAACTTAAAGGCGGAGGCATGGATGCGTCTCAAGATGATTTTGGTGCACCAAGCGGTAAATCAGGTAACACAGGTTCTGATAAAGGGCACACAAGATTTGATCCAGGTTCTGGATATTATGGTGGGCCTAGACAAAAAACTGATTTTGATAAGGGTAAAACAAAAGTAAACAAGCCACCATCATCAACTAAAGACAGACCGTTTTATACACCACCATCAATTCCTGTAGTAGGTCCTATAAGTTTTGTAACTAATAAAGTTTTAGGTTTAGTTGGTCCTAAGACTTATGATTACAACAAAAAGAAAAGAGAAAAGTTTGCAAAGGATAAAGGTTTAACTAGAGAATTTTATGCGACCCGAGGAAAAGTTTTAGATGTAATGGATCCTAAGAATAAAGGTTTTTTGAAAGATGCAGGCTATGGTCCGTTTCAAGATAAAAAAGTTGACAAAGGTAGAGATGGCCCACAACCATTGTGTCCTGATGGAACAAAACCTCCTTGTGTAACTAAATCACAAGGGACAGCTGCACCTCAACAAACTAAAAAAGAAGAAGATACATTTTTAAAAGATTTTCAAGCATATGATAAAGGTGGATTAACTAAAACTATTCCGCCTTTAAGTGGTCCCAACCCACAAGTACCACCGGTTAAGTTAAGAAAAGGTAGACTTACTCAAACTTATAAAATGTCTTGTCCACATAGACCAGATGGTATTAGAGGTGTTGGTAAAGCAATTCGTGGACATAAATTTACAGGAGTCAAATAATGTGGTTCAGTGCAATTAAATTAGCAATTTCTGCTGGGAGTAAAATTTACGCTAACAAACAAAAAGCTAAGATGGCAATGTCTGATGCACAACTTTTGCATGCTGAACGTCAAGCCCGAGGTGAGGAAGCCTACCAGGGAAAGCTTTTAGAAGCTCGACAATCAGACTGGAAGGACGAGGCAGTTTTGATAATTCTCAGTTTGCCCGTGTTGGTGCTTGCATATGCAGTCATATCAGATGATCCAACTGCTATGGACAAGGTAAAATTATTCTTCGAGATGTTCTCGCAGCTCCCGTCATGGTTCACAAACCTGTGGATCTTGGTCGTGGCTTCGATTTATGGTATAAAGGGTACACAGATCTTTAGGAACGGAGGTAAAAAATGACAAAATTATGTCCAAGAGGTAAGGCCGCAGCGAAGCGAAAATTTAAGGTATATCCTTCAGCATATGCTAATGCATACGCTAGCAAAATTTGTGCGGGTAAAATCAAAGATCCTTCTGGTACTAAGAGAAAAGATTGGGGTCCTAAAAAAGCTAAGAAGGGTAGAATGTTTACTGCCGCAGAAGTAAGAGCTTTAGATGAAGCTAAGAGCGCAAAAAATTATAAGAAAAAAGATAGAATAGAATCAAGCGGTGATAAAGATAGAATTAAATTAATGAAGACTAATCTAAGAAGATACAAAGAAGGTGGATTTACTGAGAAGCTTCAACCTTATAGTGGAACTTACATCAAGGGTAATCTAGCGGGTCATGAAGTATCCAACCCTAGTTTAAGTAATTACTATAAGGATTTAATTTAATGGGTACAAAAATATCTGTTCCAGATTATCTGAAAAAAACACTCAAAGGCACTACCATTGGTGGTGGTGTAAATGTTTATGAAGATGAACAAGTAAGCGTACCTCGTGTTGATCTTAACATTGGTAAAGGTAAAACATCAATTAATGTAGGAGCAGAAAAACCTTTTTTAAAAAAAGAAAAAGGAAACATTAATAGTACCCTAGAATTAGGAATTACAAGACAAGGTGAAAATTCATCTTTCGGAGTAACAGGAAGCAAAACAGGTAAAAGTAAAACTATTGGATTTAATTTTAGTAAAACATTTAAATCAGGTGGACTTAATAAATGGTTTAAAGAAAATTGGGTTGATATATCTGCACCCAAAAAAGGAGGAGGATATAAAAAATGTGGAAGAAAATCTGCCGATGGCTCAAAACGTGGGTACCCCAAATGCGTACCTGCTGCAAAAGCAGCCCGAATGACAGAATCCGAAAGGCGTTCTGCGGTTGCGAGGAAAAGAAGTAAAGCTCAAGGAGTAGGTGGTAAACCAACTAACGTAAAAACTTTTGCGTCTAAAGGTGGAATGCCAGCTAGAAATAAAAAAAATTTTAGATCAACTGAGTCTGGTGCTGGGATGACAGAAGCTGGAGTCAAAGCATATAGACGAATGAACCCTGGATCAAAACTTAAAACTGCTGTTACAGGTAAAGTAAAACCAGGATCAAAGGATGCAAAAAGAAGAAAAAGTTATTGCGCTAGATCCCTTGGTCAGTTAAAAAGAGCTAGTGCAAAAACAAGAAATGATCCTAATTCAAGAATACGACAGGCAAGACGTAGATGGAAATGCTGATTTATGATCAATCGGATATCCATTTCGAATCTTAAAAATAAATATTTATCAGCTAAACCCTATCCTAATATTATTATAGATGACTTTTTTAAAAAAGAAGTTGCTGAAAATATATTTAGAGAATTAAGTGAATACGATTATAAAAAATTACATAGTGTTCATTATGATTCTGCACTTGAAAAAAAATTTGCTTGTAATCATTATGATAGATTTCCGCCAAATATTTATAATGCTTTTATATTTTTAAACTCTGCACCTTTTGTAGATATAATTAAGGAACTTACAAATACTGAAAAAGTTTATGTAGATGTAGGCCTGCATGGTGGAGGAATGCATTTTCATGAAAAGGGAGGAAAGTTAAATTTACATCAAGATTATTCTGTGCATCCTAAAATTAAATTAAAAAGAAAATTTAATTTAATTATTTACATGACTGAAAATTGGAAAGATTCTTATGGTGGTCATTTAGAAATGTGGTCACATGATAAAGAAACAAATAAACCTAGACAATGTGTAAAAAAAATTTTACCAAAATACAATAGAGCTATTTTATTTGATACAACTTATAATAGCTGGCATGGATTACCTGAAGAATTAAAATGTCCTGAAGATATTGTACGTCAAAGTCTAGCCATTTACTATTTGACAGAAGCTGATAAAGATACTAATAAGAGGCCAAGGGCATTATTTGTACCAACACAAAAACAACAAAATGATCTTAAAGTTAGAAAACTTATCGAAGAGAGAACAAAAATAGATGGCCCATCCTCAACAAGTTAGTTTTTTAAATTTAGTAAAACAAAAATTTCCAGAAAAATTTAAAAATTGTAATGTAGTTGATATTGGTGCATTGGATATAAATGGTAATACTCGATTTCTATTTGAAGATTATGAATACACTGGTGTTGATCTAGGTGAAGGACCAAATGTAGATGTAGTATCTAAAGGTCATGAATTTAAATCAGAAAAAAGATTTGATATTGTAATTAGCACAGAGTGTTTTGAACATGACATGTATTACAAAGAAACGTTAAAAAATTGTGTTAAACTTTGTAAAGCTGGAGGCATGTTTATTTTTACATGTGCGTCTACAGGAAGAGCAGAACATGGAACGGCTAGAACCTCAACTGGTGATGCTCCATTATTAAAAGGTGAATGGTCAAATTATTATAAAAATTTAACTGAGCAAGATATTAGAGAAGTTTTAAATATTGAAGGTATCTTTTCAGAGTTTCAATTTTATTACGAACCTAATCACAAAGATTTATATTTTTGGGGTATTAAAAAAAAGGGTCCTAAAATTTGGACTCATTTAATTTGGGATGAAGATAGAAATTTAGGTAAAGGTTATAATGATGCAATTAATCAACATCCAGATGAAGACTGGGTAGCAGTGGTTGATCATGATGCTATGTTCACGACTATGGATTGGTATACTCAATTACAACAATGTATTAATTCAAATCCTAATGCAGCAGCTTTTACAAGTAGAACAAATAGAGTTGCTTGTATGGAATTACTCACAGTAGGTGTGGACCCACATAATCATGACTACGCTTATCATAGACGTGTTGGACAACATTTAAGTAAAAAATTTTGGGGACAAGTAGGAACTTATAAAAAAGAAAGAGCTGGTAATTGGAGTGGTATTTTTATTTGTGTTAACGTAGGAAGAATGAAAGAAATTGGTGGATTTGTTGATAATGGCAAATGGTTTGGACAAGATCAACTAACACATAAAAGGATTGTAGAATCTAAATATGATTTTTGCGTATGCAATGGAATTTATATTTATCATTGGTATAAAGCTGAAAAGCCTTATGATCATTCAAAACAAACAATAGACTCTTTAGAGATGGCTCATTTAGAATCAATTAGATTAACTTCATGCTAGATTATAATACTACTCAAAGACTCAAAACTTTAATAAATAAAAAAATTGATGATACCAAAGAACATATTTGTTATGGGGTTGATTCGTTTGAAAATCTAATGTATGCTAGAGGCAGACTCAGCGGTCTTGAATCGCTGCTTCAGGATATTAATAACCTGCACAAGGAGGATAACGATGACATTGATAAAACCTAAAAATCCTTTCTCTTCTGAGAAAAAAGAAACGGTTGAATCACAAATTCCGACAGACCCCAAAGGCATAAAAGAATATCTTAACATAATACCGACTCCTGTAGGATATAGGATGCTCGTAAGACCTTGGTCCGGTAAAAAGAAGACCAAAGGTGGAATTATACTTTCCGATGAAACTAATGACAAAATTGCAATGACAACAGTTGTTGGACTTGTAGTTAAAATGGGAGATCTTTGTTACAAAGACAAAGATAAATTTCCTACTGGTCCTTGGTGTAAGGAAGGTCAATTCGTAGTTTATGGTAGATATGCAGGTTCGAGGTTCCAAACAAAATTTGGAGAACACCGAATCTTAAATGACGATGAGATCATAGGAACAATAAAAATGCCAGAAGATATTCTCCACTTATTTTAAGGAGGATACACATGGCAGAAACTAAGGACTACAGCGCAGAAGCGTTGTTGCGTAAAGAAAAAGAAGTTGAGCTTGACACTGATAACGTAAAAGAAACAGATGTTGAGGTCAAAGAAGAGGCTCCTAAAGAAGAAAAAGAACCCAATTTAAACGTTGGTGAAGTTGATTTAGGATATACCGATCATCCAGCTAAGGATGAAAAAAAAGAAGACCCTAAGCCTGAAATTGAAATCAAAGAAGAAACACAACCTGAAGTTTCACGTGAAACATCAGAAAAAAAAGAAGAGGCTCAGGAAGAAAAAGAAAAACCTAATCTGCAAGAACACAATAGGAATTATCAAAAAAGAATAGATAAACTTGTGTTTAAAGCTAAAGAAGCTGAACGAAGAGAACAAGCTGCTTTAGAATATGCAAAAGGTTTGAAACAAAAGTTTGAAACTACTGATATGAAGTTTCAAGAAAAAGACGAGGCGTATCTAAAAGAACTAGATGCCCGAGTTGATGCTCAAAGAGAGCAAGTAAAAGTAGCTATGAAGCAGGCAATGGAAGCTCAGGACCCTGCTAAATTAGTTGAGGCCAACGATAAATTAACTCAATTAGCTGTAGAAAAAGAAAAAGCTAGATTAGAGTTAGCTAATCGAGAAGCCATTAAAAAACAACAAGAAGAAAATAAACAACAAAACGTACAGGCAGAAACCTCACAGAGTCCACAAACACCAGGAAAGATAACGCCTAAAGCAAAAGAATGGGCTGAATCTAACCCTTGGTTTGGTACTGATGAAGTTATGACTAATGCAGCAATTACTATTCACAATAATATTGCACGTGAAGGTATTGAACTAGACTCAGACGAGTATTATACTGAAGTAAATACAAGACTTCAGAAATACTTTCCTGAAGCTCTTAGTACGGACGAAAAGCCAAAAGTAGAGAAACCGAAACCCGTCCAAACGGTTGCCTCGGCTGGTCGTTCGCAGCAAGGACGCAGAACTGTGAAACTCACAAAATCACAGGTTGCTATTGCAAATAGATTAAATGTGCCACTAGAGGAATACGCTAGATACGTGAAGGAGGAAAAATGAGTAAAGAAGAAAATAATAATAGGACTTCACGGGCTGACGAACAAAGAGTTTCGAAAGAAGCCAAAAAAGTTTGGAAGCAACCATCCAGTTTGGATGCGCCACCTGCACCGAACGGGTATGCCCATAGATGGATACGTACCCAGGTTCAAGGTTTTGAAGATACATCAAACGTATCTAAAAAACTTCGTGAGGGTTATGAGTTTGTAAGAGCCGAGGAGATTAAAGGCATTGGAGACAAATATCCTGTTTTAAGCGAAGGCAAATATCAGGGGTGTATTGGGATTGGTGGCCTTGTACTGGCAAGGATACCGATAGAGTTGTTAGAGCAACGTGCTGAGTATTTTAAGAATATGACTCAAGAACGAATAGACGCTGTTGATCGAGAACTCCTAAAGGAACAGAACCCTGCAATGCCATTCAATATTGATAGGCAAAGTAGAGTGACCTTTGGTGGTAGTCGCAAAAAATAAATTTGCTATACCAACCGGGTCAAAAGTAAAAACGTTAAATATAAAGGAGAAAACATATGGCTAACGTAAGTGAAAAGTTTGGTCTTAGACCTTACAGAAAACTAGACGGTACACCATTAGTTGGAGCTCAAAACAGATACATCATTAAGTCTGGCTATGCGACTGCGATATACCAAGGAGATTTAGTTAAACCTACTTCTACTGGTCACATCGAAAGACATACTGCTAACACTAGTGCTGCTGTTGTGGGTGTATTTAACGGAGTATTTTACAATGATCCAACTACACAAAAACCAACATTTAAAAATTACTATCCTGGCGGTGTAACACCTACTCAAGGTTCTATTACTGCTTTCATAGTTGACGACCCAGATGCTGTGTTTTTGATGGATGCTGACGCAGCATTTAGTAGAGCAGATCTTTACAAAAACTACTCTGTTACAAATACAACTGGTGTAACGCAAACAGGTATATCAAAAGTGCAGCTTGATGTTGGAACTTCAGGTATTGCGAGCACGTTCGTTGTTCAAGCAATGGACATCTCTCAAGAGCCTGCAAATTCTGAAGAAGGTTCAGCTAGCATTAATGTACTTGTTAGAATCAACAATCATTTCTACCGTCAAGGTGGAACTGGGCTAGCATAAGGAGATTAAATCATGGCTATATCACGATCACAACTAGTAAAAGAACTAGAGCCGGGTTTGAATGCTTTATTCGGCCTGGAATACAACAGATATGAAAATCAAGATAAAGAGATTTACATAACTGAAACATCTGACAGAGCTTTTGAAGAAGAAGTAATGCTATCAGGTTTTGCTGGTGCTCCAGTAAAACAAGAAGGTGCTGGTGTAGTGTTTGATCAAGCAGGTGAAACTTTCACAGCGAGATACACTCACGAAACTATCGCTTTAGCATTTGCTATCACTGAAGAAGCAATCGAAGATAACCTATACGACAGACTTGCAGCGAGATACACAAGAGCTCTTGCAAGATCAATGTCTAATACGAAGCAAGTAAAAGCAGCTAACGTACTTAACCAAGCTCAATTTACTAACGTACTTGGTGGAGACGGTGTTCCGTTAATTTCGGCATCTCACCCACTAGCTACAGGTGGTACATTCAGTAACGTGTTAAGCACTGCATCTGACTTAAACGAAACTTCATTAGAGCAGTCGTTAATTGACATCGCAGCGTTCGTTGACGAAAGAGGATTAAGAATCGCATTGAATGGTGTGAAAATGATAATTCCAAAAGAATTACAATTCACAGCAGAAAGATTAATGAGATCACCTCAAAGAGTCGGCACAGCTGATAACGATATCAACGCAATTGTCAGCATGGGAATGATCCCTCAAGGATACAGTGTTAATAACTTTTTAACTGACACTGACGCATTCTTCATTCTGACTGATGTACCTAACGGGTTTAAACACTTTGTTAGATCACCAATCAAAACTGCGATTGAAGGTGACTTCGATACTGGTAACGTAAGATTCAAAGCTAGAGAAAGATACTCTTTTGGATTCTCTGATCCAAGATGTGTATTTGGTAATGGTAAATTACCTACTAGCTAATAAATACTACTAGTATTACTTAAAAGGGGCGGTGTTCACATCGCCCCTTTTTTTATGTATAATGAAAAGACCTAGAAAATAATATTATGTAGACTGACTAGGCAGACGGTATAGAGACTGCATAATCAAAGCTATACAAGGAGGATTTTATGGCTAATACTACTTTTTTATCTAACGTTAGATCTAACGGTGGTGATAACACAAGAGAAACTTACGCAGGTTCAGTTTGCTTACAGGCACAATTTTATTTTTTGCCAACAGCAGATCAAGGAACTGACGTACAAGTTTCAGCTACAGACACAAGAAAAGTTGTTCTTCCAAAAAACGCTATTGTTACTGGAATCTCTTTCAATGGAGATGCAACAGGCGGTGCAACACCAACTATTGATATGGGTTACACTGATTTTGATGGCGGGACTAACTTTGTAAACGTAGACGGTTTACTTAACGAAGCTGATGCAGACGCAGGCGCAGTTGTAACTGTGTGGGGAGGCGACTCTACTGCGGGTGTTGACTTAGGAAACGTAGACCTACCAGCAACTGAAAGAATAAAAATTGTTGGTGGACAAGGTTCATCAGCAGCAACTGGTGGAACTATTACTGGAATCTTACATTATTATGTAAAAGATGACGGTAAGGAGTCTAACTAATTATTAAAATTGGTGCTCCTTCGGGAGCACCTTAACAGGAGAATCAAATGGCATTTAAAAATGACATACAGGCGACAAGATTCACAGCAGCCTCTACAACAGCGGTGATAGCACCTGCTGTAAGATTAAGAGGTTTAATTGTATCTTCATCTGGAGGAGGAACAGGTTCAGTTGTTCTTACTACAACTGAAAAAACTGGAACAACTTTGTTGAATTTAGATATACCATCTGGAGATGTAATTAATTTTTCATTTCCTGAAGATGGTATTGTTTTTCCAAAAGGTGTATTTTGTTCAACTTTAACCAGTGTTGCATCAGTTGTTTTATTAACTGATAAGTATTCTGGACCAGAGTTGACATCAAATAACCCTGGATAATAAAATAAATTAGTAGGAGGTAGATATGGAAGAATTAAAAAATAAAGCTATCCATTTAGCAAAATACCATGCTCATCATATTGGTATATTTGCAGCCGGTGTAGTTATCGGTGCTATAATTTGGTAAGGTAACTTATGGAGACTGCCAAGATGAATTATTATTTTACAGGTTTGTTAATAATAATGTTAGTAATTTT